GCCATGCCGATAATTTTGCCAATGTGTCTACGTAGTGCTTTCACGCCCACATCAGAAAGGAACATATGGATTTTGTCACCTCTCTTACCGTTTTCCTCGCGATTTTCCTTGGCGATATCGAGAATCTTGCCTTCGCTCTTTGCTAATGTTTCGTAGATATGCCTCTCAGTAAACCAGCGGAAATTTCCTGGATGTCCGCCTTTTTCTGGTTTTTTCAGTTCGTATAGTCGGTACCATTCATAGTAAAGCTCATCAGGGAATTCTTTTTCCCAAGCACGAGCTTCTTCTCGAACGTACATTTTGAAAGCTTCGATTACCGCCTGCGCCGCAGGCTCATAACCAGAAACGGCATATGCAACGCCGCGAATACCAGATTTAGCAGAAGCATTCATAAGTCTTTGTGCGGCTTCTGCTGCTGCAATTCTATTAGCTGGCAAAACCCCTTTTTCTTTCGCCTTGACTAGGAGCTTTGCTATGTCTATTACTACACCGATGTCAAATCCATGCGCAATTGTCGAATTATTGGATCGCGCCTCTAATTGAAATTTAAGGGGTTTTTCTAATTTATCCTCTAAATCTGGATCGCGCATCTCGCTCATGAATGGAGCCGACATTAGTCTGTCTATATCGCGAGCAAGAGAGCCTATCTGGAGAAGTTGAGCTAATCCGGTCTTGGTTACAACTGGTGTTTTCAACTCATCGTTTAAAACATAACACTCGGCATCAATCCCAAACTGCTCTTTGAAATTTCCCATGTGAGTGGCTTTATAACCCCAGCGGGCAATAGCTCCGCTCTTGGCTTGATCACTTCTTTGTTTTGCAGTGAGGGATTTAGCTCTAGCAACCCCGCCTTTTGCTTTTCCAGTTGGTTCTTTTTTATTTTCTGACATTGTAAGCACTCTTGCTGTGAAATGTGCTTGCATCATAATCACTGTGTAACCATACAAGCAAGAAATATTTTTATTTTTATGCTTGCATTATTGCAGGCAAAAAAAAGGCCGCATCTCTGCGACCCCTCAAGCAACCATTCAAACCAGCCGCATCTTCGTCTCTACAGCAACACCGATAATTCGACAGTTACCGTTCACCGCTACCAATGGCCACTGTGGATTTAAACCCTTCAGGTACTTCTGCGCACCGTCGATCACTAACTTCTTAAATGTTGCCTCGTTCGAATCGGATAGCTTTGCTATTACCAGACTGCCGTTGATTGCCTCGCGCCCAGTATCGAAGAGGACAAAGGTTCCTTCTGGGATGCTAAGACCCGCCGGTGCTGTCATTGAGTCACCATCAACCTGCAGCCAGAACGCCTCCCCCTGAATGTGAGCATCTGATTCAAGCCAAAGGTCGATATCTTTAAGGGTGTACGGCTCAACCGCTTCACACCAGGCGCCCGCCTGAACTTTGCTAATCACCGGATATTTTGAGCCAGGTGAATAATGCCCTGCGAAAGAAGTATTTTCCGACGCCACCGAGCTCATATCAGAGATATCCTTCGCAAGTGACGGGCTGAAATCAGAGACACTAACCCCAAGAAGCCTGGCAAAGACCGATGCTACCGCTGTATTTAAGGCATTCCTTCCATTGAGGTAATGGCCGACGGCACCCTGAGAAATGTCCAGCGCGTCCGCAATGGATTGCTGAGTAATACCCAGTTCTTTTTTCTTCGCTTCGTAAAGGGCTTTTAAACGCTGTGAATCAGCCACTTGAGCGGGGGTGAGGATCTTTTTCTTTTCCATTATCAGATATTAATACCAAAGCTCATATTTTTAAAATACCGGCGGTATTGATTTATCTAATACTTGTGGTATTGTTTTTGTATTAACGGTAAGGAGCAACGCTAAACATGAAAATTTCACTCGCCGAGTATGTCGACGAAGTTGGCCAGGTAAAAGCAGCTGATGCCATTGGCGTCCATCAAACGGCAATTAGCAAAGCGATCAGGGTCGGCCGTCAGATTTTCATCAACAAGCTTCCTACTGGCGAGGTTAAGGCGGTCGAGTACCGCGAATTTCCTCACAGTAAGAAACAGGAACATCAGGAATAGCAAATGCATTCACTTGCGTATCAACACAATACCGGAATACACACGGGAGCGATGATAAACCGCGCTCAACCTAAGGCGGCGCCAGACCACGAAAAGATCCGCGATGCGGTCCGTGCATGGTCATCGGCGCTGGACAATCAGGACGTCGTTTCGGCGTTGGTCATCAACGAATACCGGGAGCAGGGCGGGACCGCCATCAGCTTTCCGGAAGACATCAGCCGGGCGCGCCAGAAGCTGTTCCGCTTCCTGGATAACCGTTTCGACTCCGAACAGTACCGCGAGAACGTGCGCCAGCTGACGCCCGCAATCATGGCGGTCCTGCCGGTTGAGTATCGCACTCGCCTGATCGGTGCCGATTGCAAAAAGTCCCGCCTGGCTGAAGCCGAGAAAGAACTCGCTGAGGCTAAACAGGCCGTGCTGCTGGACGCTCCAGAGCATCAGAAGCTGAAAGAGGTAAGCGAGGGAATAGCGTCGCTGTTCCGCCTCATGCCGGAGCAGGTAGGACCGCTGATGACGATGGTTACGTCGATGCTGGGGGTTATGTGAGAGGCACCAGAAAAGAAAAAGCCCTTGAAGCGGTAACTTCAAAGGCCTTTCAAACACTGTGTTACGCCAAGTAACGGGAGTAAGTATGTCAAATACCGCAGAAATTCTCAACTTTCCCGCTGTAGTTTCGGGAATACAGGAGCAACGCGTGGCCGATACAGACGATGGATACACCCGTCTGGCAAACGAGTTGTATGAGGAGCTTATCGGCGCGAACCTGACCAAAAATCAGGCCAAGGTAGCTCATGCTGTTTGCCGCAAAACCTATGGGTTCAACAAGAAGATGGACCGCATTGCAGACTCACAACTTTCGGAGCTGACCAGATTACCTCGCCAGAAGGTTAACACTGCCAAAAACGAACTCATTGCGATGAATGTTTTGGTGTCCGACGGCATGCTGATCGGGCCCAACAAAAACCTGAGTGAGTGGGTAATTCCGGGCACTAAGCCTGCGCCAAAATGTCACCACAATATTGACTGTCACCATAGTAGTGACAATGTCCCTACCGTAGTGACAAAAAGTGTCACCAAAACAGTGACAACCATGTCACCAAAATGGGGACACACAAAAGACACTATTACAAAAGACAATAAAGACAATATTAATAAACCCCCTAAATCCCCCAAACCAGCTTCGTTCGATCCGGCTGGTGTTGAGCTTCCTGAATGGCTGTCAGTTTCAGTCTGGAAGTCATGGGTAGATTACCGTCGTGACCTGAAGAAGCCGATCAAGTCTCAGCAGACCGTTACCCAGGCCATCAACCTGCTCGAGCGTTGCAAGTGCAGCGGATACCAGCCTGAAGAAATCATTAACCAGAGCATCGCTAACGGCTGGCAGGGATTGTTTGAGCCTAAGGGCGCCAAGCAGTCTATGTGCGTTCCGTCTCGCGTATCTGAGAACTTCGCCGGCAAAGACTACGGCCAGACTGAAATTCCTGCATGGGCGAGGGACTGATCATGACGCTGGATGAAAAAATCAATCAACTTGAGAAACGCATCGCTGAGCTGAGCCAGCCGCCAGTTCAGCATGAAGATATCGAGCTAACTATCAGCACCGAGAACTGCGAAACGCATGGCCCCTTTGAATGCAGGACCAGGCATTTCTTAAACTCTGTCGTGAAAATTCCCCCGCGCCCAAGCTGCTGCCCTGAATGCCTCAAAGAGGAGTTAGGCCGCTTGCAGACGGAAAGAATTAGCATCAACGAAGCAGCCCGCAAAAGAAACATCGAGCGCCTGCTGGACGGCCTGAACATCCCGGCGCGCTTCGAAAACTGCACGCTGCAGAACTATGAGCCAGTGAACGACGACGCAAAACGCGCACTTAAGGTGTGCCAGGCGTATGCGAGCCGTTGGCCTGAGCGTTTGCAGAAGGGTGGTGGACTGGTGATGTGCGGCAAGCCTGGGACTGGGAAGAATCACCTTGCGCTTGCTATAGCACGGCATGCGATCACCGAGCATCAGAGTTCTGCTGTATTCACCACGGCGCTGAAAATTGCCCGTGAGTACAAGTCAACCTGGTCGAAAGGTTCAAGCCGTACTGAGGATGAGGTTATCCGTTACTTCACGAAACCCGATCTGCTGATTATCGACGAGGTCGGCGTGCAGTTCGGAAGCGACGCCGAGAAGTTGATCATGTTCGAAATCATCAACACCCGATATGAGCGTATGAAGCCGACCATTCTGATAAGCAACCAGACCCGGGAAGAACTGGCTGCATTCATCGGCGAGCGCGTTCTTGATCGCATGAGCGACGGCGGCGGATGCACTCTCTCATTCACCTGGGATTCATACCGTTCTAAGGGGGCAGCATGAAAGGCAAACAGGCAATTCTGCGTTATCTCGAAACGCACCTGACCTTCACCGCGAAGGATGTGGCCACAGAGT